CCAGCAAGGTGATTGCGCCAACGGACTCGTGAAAACTTGGTTGAACCAAGGGTTCAACTTGCGTCACATCCCAGATGTTACGCCTCGCAAAAAGTAGCGACTGGTAGCTTAGTTTTAAATTACCTGGTCGCGTCGGGTCTGTCGGATCTCCTCCACCGGGCCCCGTAAATTCTCGGATGGTGATCGGGACTTTAAATTTGGGAATCTGTCTTGTGTTCTCAGTTCCGACAAGTTGATCGGCTGAACGCGATCGCGCATCCATCGTTAGATCTCCCGAATCACCCCAAAATCCAAACCGATCCATTAAGAAGGTGGCGCTCGGTTGTAAATCTGGGCGATGCAGGAATTGAGGCTGAATAGCCCAACGGGCTATATAAAGAGGACTCGGTCGCCACAATTCTTGACTAAGAATTGCGGGGTAATCTTCAAGGGTAAGAGAGTTTGCCATAGTGGTTTGTTGAGGGGTTCTAGGATCTTCGATCTACGATCTACCGATACATTCCTCCGACCCCCTGCATCACACCTTGGATTAGGCTTGCATTGTCCCGCCTTGCATTGCTTAGGGCGCTCAATTGATTGCCGACATTGGTTGCGGCATTGGCTTGAGCCATTTTTGCCATGTCTCTTTCGGTGTTCAAGTTTGAAGCCTGATTCCCTAGTTGAGAAGTTAAGCCAGCGGTTCTAGCAAAATCTACGAACTGGTCTTGTGCCGCCCCCTTATTGGTACGCCGGGCGCGATCCAATTCATCTTGGGAATTCAGGTTTATTTGATTGCCATTTTGCATGGCGAGATCCTGAACTGAGTCGCTATTCAGCCCTTGACCCGCAGCGCGCCCGGCTGCAACACCCTGATTCGCCTGCCCCCTGCCTTGGTTGGGGTCTGCATTATTTGCTGCCCCAGTGAAGTTATTGAGCATATTCGCTCCACTGGCATAAAGGTTTGAGAGATCTCCAAGAGTCGGCATTTTTTTGTTCCTTGTTGTTAGTGAAGAAAGATTGGATTAACGGTAGAGTCCCGACATATTTGCGCTAACTTGCTGACTTCTATCTATAAAAGCCTGCTGACCTTCGCTGCTAGGGGTGGGCAATGGCGGGGGTTGCCCACGAATCATTTCCCCGACGCGATCGCCCACTGCTTGACCAATTGCAGCCCCGGCGCTTGGTATTGCCGCCTTTATTAGAGGGGCTGCGAGTGGAGCTAAAAACATTTTAAAAACTCCTTTTTTGTCTTTTTCCTAGTAAGCCCCTTGCATCCTTGCCCTTTGCAGAATCCTTGCAGCGTCAGGATTACCCGATCTCATCAAGTCGACCGCAGCAACTTTTGCATCAACTTGCGGAGTGTTTTGTCCAGGTGCCGGCGGGTAAGGAACTTGATTGAAACTATTTTGCCGCTGCGGTTGATTTGGGTTGTACTTTCCTTTTGTTTGGAGAAAGTCAAGGTAGGCATCCGCGATCGCGTCAAATCCCGCCTCATCCATTCTCAGTTTCTTGAAAGTTTCAAAAGTCCAATAAAGGAGGAAGTCTGGTGAGGACATTAACCCGCAAATATTTTCCAACACTTGCTCATGAGCGAGTGCATCATTCATCCAGATGTTGGCGGCGGCAACAAAGGGGACTGTATTTTTTAGGGTTAGGTCGAGAGCGTCGATCTCTTTGTTCAGAAGTTCGTTCACTTGAACAAATTTGCACAGCTCACTAATTACGTGATGGCTTTGAGCCAGCTCTTTATCAAGAGCCTGAACAGATCCAATCAAGCCATTAATGGCGTGTTGCTGGTCAGCATTAAATTTAGGGGAGGAAGTTGTACCAGATTGGATCGACGCCATTTCCTGGTATTGGCGGTCTAAATTCTGTTGGCTGTAAGGCTGAAATTGTCCCGTACTCCCCTGAGTATGAGGAGTTGTTCCGACCTCTTGGGTCGGCGCTGACGGTTGCCCCTGCGGACGGGTAGATGGACTGTTGCGCAAGTGATCCAGCAGCGACGCTACTTTTGCCATCTGATCGATGGGATCCGAGATAGCTTGCGAGTATTGCGGATAATTCTGGGATGCCATAGGCATCGGCTGTTGCGGATAGTAACCTGGATTGCTCATTTGAATTAATTCCAGAATCTAAATAGGGCTGAAGCTGTGCCGCGATCGCTGCCAAGCTATTTTCCGTAGGCGGATCGGCAGGCTCATAAAGCGGCTTGCCGTAACTAATCTCCTTTTTGAGAGTAAATAATGCCTGATCTAATAGCTCAGGCAGTCCTAGTCGCAATCCCCAAGGTGGTGGCTCTTCACCTTTTGCCAGTCCAGCCCGAACACCGGGGTCGGGATCTGGCATACCCATGAAGGCGCTGTACATTTGCAAGAGTTGTTGGATAGCCCCGCTTGCCGCGCCAACCACCCTAGGGGAAAACCCCGACATGGCATTCCTAATTTCCTGATCCGACATCCAAGGGAATTGCCGACGCAACACTGTCTCTTGGCTCACCCCATCTTCCCTGTCATTTCGAGCGCTAATACTCAAATCCAAAATCTCGCGGGTTGTCATTTGGTAGACTTCACGAGTAAACCTCCAATTGATTGTGCGATCGCCAAATGGAAGCAATCCTTCTGGTGCCGGCAGATCGATTACACCTTCTTTTGCCAATTCGGCAATCTTTTGGCACTGCTCGTCAGACAGTTGAGAAGGATCTACCAATTTCTCAAACTGTCCTGAGAAGTTGTTTTTTAGGATTCCAAATAGCCACTTTTTGAAAAGTTTCTCTTCATGCAAGACGCACTGCTCATACACCTCGCATAACCCTTCTCTGTAAAGGCTTTGAGCTTTTAAGTCGGCAGTGTTTTGGACTCGACCAAACAGGGTTCGAGATTCAGCAAAAGTAATGGATGAACTAACCCCTAGAGGATCTATGCCTCCAATAATCCAGTGAATCAGTTCTCGGATTTGTTTTATCCAAAGATTCTGATCGCCGCTTACCGCATCCGCTTGGATGTACCCAAATCTTTCGCCATCAGATACGCCCCCAATGATGTCTGCAATGGAGCCACTACTAGTACTAATGAAACCACCATAGGTTCTACTTGTATCCCAACTAGGGGAGTCTTGGGGATTAGTAGATCCGCTGTCAATACTTCCAGTGTTATCGACGTAGCGGTTTGCAGATGCCCAAGTCTGGGGTATCGTGCCGCGACTATTCTCCAACACCTCGGACGCACTGCGAGTTGTTATTAAAGAAGGGTTTGAAAATCTCTTTAAATTGCTATGAGCTTTATCGATCAGCTCCTCATATTCCTCAATTAGTGACTTTATCCAGAAGAAATCGTCAGTCCCCTGCTGTCCTATTCTCCGAGCGTTATTCTTGGAAATCTTTACTGGTAATTCAGGGGCAAAAGGATTGTCGTAAACTTGCTGCTCACTTTTTCCGAATGCTCCGTAGACCTGGTTTCTTAAATTATGTTGAAACTGATCGAAGGACGGTTTTGCGATGGATTCTGATTGCTTTATCTTAAAAGCATCGATCTCAATCGTGACCCATCTTTTTTTATTTCCACCTTGCAAGGGGGTGTCCTGATCGTAGGAATAAACAATAATTACCTTTTCCAGTTCCCTGCCACCCGGCTTGTAAAAACACTTATATTCCGGATCGGGATTGTTCAGTCCCCCTACAAAAAAATCAATTATATAGTCACCCGGTGAGTTGGGTTTTGGCAGAAAAAACCAACATATTTCGCCTCTAGCTGTGAACGCATCCATCACATAGTTCAATCGTGAAGAGAGCCGATTGATACTGTGTTGGCGATTGATGAATTTAAGTCGATGATTCTTAGGATCATCTTGGATCGGTCGGAACTCCAGACTGCCGCCGCGAGTTCCCCATTCCCTCATTTGCTGACAATGCAAGGCAACAACAGTAGAAGCGGAGGAATCCTTTCCATCACGCTCTAAAACCGCTCTGATCATTGTCTCTAGGGGCATCAATTAATCCGATCATTTGACTATGCACTTTATTTGCTTATGATTGATAAGTAAATGTCTGGGGAAGACAGAAGGCAGTGACCGAATTAATTATTCCAACACAGAAGAATCCCTATAAAAGTCTAGGGTTAAAAATTAAGTTAGCTCGAACGGCAAAAAACCTTACTCAGTTGCAGGTTTCTAAGGAATTGAATTGCAGCGATCGCCAAATAAGCAATTACGAAAGTGGACAATGCGAGATCGCAGCAGTCACCTTATTTAAGCTAGCTAGGGTACTTAATCAGGATGTCGGTTTTTTTGACCCTTATGCCTGAAAATTGGTTGAACCAAGAAATGATAATATTGTAGTTGCAACAATTTAAGGAAACCAATATGCCTAGCTCATCAGACGCGATCGCAAGTCTATCCAGCATCCTGATAGAAACCTTATCCTTAATTAAGGATCAGATGGAGTCGGATAAAATCAAAGATGATCAGCTCGAAGCAAAATTAGAGGAAAAAAAGCTGTCAATAGACGGTCTATCAAAGCAATTAGCTGAGGCGACTCAGGCGATCGCATTGGCTAAAGCAAGTGACGGCTCATCGGCTGAGGCTATAAAGTCTTTGGGAGCCAACTTTAGTGAGTCCCTTAAAGCATTAATTGCCTCAGCCAATGAGGTTGCACCTGTCAAAGAAGAGGTCGCAGTAACAGAATCAGTCAGCACCGTGATAGATACGGGAGCGACAACGAGTACCTAATGTTTTGGCATCTACGCATTTATTTAAGTGCGTAGATGTATCTGGCTTATTGCCTATGTTCGGATTGTTGGTTGAACCAAATTAGTAGGGTAATGGGCGGTTGTCAACGGCGATCGCAGCCTTAACCCTGACAACATTTTTTCCCAACCGTCTGACAAATCGTCGTGAGAAGTACTGCCAAACTCAGTGATTTGAGTTATTAATTCTCCCATATTTCTTCCATACTTATTAAAAATATGTTGATTGTTTTCAAGGATTCCCGATACCCCCCTCAGTCGGGCTAACTTATCAATAGTGCTAGGCACTCCTGTTATTCTCCACTCGTAGAGTCCGTTGGCGGCAACGAAATCATGATAGTCACCCTTGAAGCTCAACTGATAAGCATTGGTTTCAACCCTTAATTCCATGTAAGGGCACAGGTGTCGCCAAGTTAAGTAAAGTCCTTTGATGGCTTCAAGTTTTTGCAGATTGCCCATAATACGACCTTTCCAAGCGTCAATCGTGTAAAACATCGTCTTGCCCTTGCTTGTCACCAAACCACCTAGGACGAAGGTGGTAAAATCATTCTTTTGTTTCAATCCGGCTGATAGGTCAGCCCCCAAGACTAGGGCATCCATTTGAGGTGGTATCGCATCTCTGACAATTAGGGATAATGCGATCGCCTGAGTCTCGATCCGGACAACCTTATTTTGGTACTGAAAAGAAAACGTTTCGGGTTCGCTTTCACGAATCTCTTTTAAGAATTCCAGGGATTGACCTGGTGAGACTTCTGACTCAGGCTCCCAGTAGCTGATCTCATCTCCCTTTTCATCGTGAATGATTGCACTCTGGCGAATTACTTTCCACCCGTTTTCCTCTGTTGTTTCAGTACAGTAAAAGTCATTGGGGGTCATCTGGGTTCCTAGGACTACGGCGCGAGAACCCTCGACCCTAGTGGGTTTGATGACATCACGCCAGTTGGAGACCATCTGTTCTCTAATGTCTGGATTCGCGATCGAATTTGGTGACTTAATTAAGTCGTCAGGTATTAATAAGTTACTTCGCTTACCCGCAGTATTTCCGACTAAACCAGCGGCAGCTACGGTGTAAGGCTCCACAATCCCATCAATTCCAGCATGAATAAAGTCAATCTCCCAACATTCATTTGCCCAGTTTTCCCCTGGATTAATCCAGGGGAAAACCTGTTGGTATCTGGGTAGTTGAAGAATTCTTTTAACTTGCTGAGATTTCTGCCTAGCCGTTTTGAGTTCGTGGCTTATATAGAGGATTTTTAGGGCTAACTGAACGTCGGGGGCGGCATGAGTGCCGATCACCCAAGCCGCCCACTCAATCATGAATGTACTTTTGGTACTACCTCTAGGCGCTAGGATAAGCGTATCTTGCCCCGCGATCTCATGAAGGCACTTGCTGTCCTGCCCTGTGTTTAGTTCCTTAATCCAAAACTGTTGATGCGCATAAGATTTGTGCTTTGTAACGAATAACCGGAATATCTCAAAGTTGGTTCGAGCCGCGATCGCAAACTCTGGAGGTGCAGTGAAGTTTAAATTGCAGGCGTAGTCCACTGAGATTGCCCGTTGAGCCTGGAGTACTCTCGCTTTCTTCACTTTATCTCTAGTTTAGTTAGGACTTGCTCTACGATCGCATTGATGATGGGTAAAGACTCCGGCGATCGCTTCCCATAAGTCAACTCAGCTTCAATCCGAATTTCTTCCAAAACAGCGTGTACTGTATTCACGTAGTCAACTTGGTTTTGCACCTTATGCCCTTCTGATGAGGCTGCAATTATCCTAGATGAGAAGTTAGAGATTATTGTCCCTAAATCACGGGTTGAAATCGGACGTTCATCATTCTCACTTAGCGATCGCTTCCCAAATTCATCTAAAAGTTGAAAGAGGGAATTTTGCATTAATATGCTCATCATCCTGAGCATTTGGCCGGGCTCTACACCCTCATAATCTTCTGCCAATAAATTTATCTTTTCCGCTTCAATTCCAATTCTGTGCCTCACGGATTTAGACCATGTCGAAACCTGCCCCGGCGTAAAATCCCCGCCCAGTAGAGCTAGCTCCCTTTGCAAAGTGGGCACAAACATTCCAGCTTTAGCCTCACGAATCAAGCGATCGCGGTCTACCCTCATTTCATCTCTTGCAAGAAACTGTGAAACCTCGGCTGTTTTAGCCATAATAAACCACAATAAACCATAATAATAAATACTGCATCAGGAGATGTTCACCTCTTGAAACCGGATAGGGCTAAAGAAGCAGATTGACTTCTTTGGTTTGTTTGGTTGCCAAACTCAGCATCCTGCATATCCCTTTGATTTTTCAATTGAGAATTAAGACGACCCGTTTCAGAGCCTTGCCGAGTCTCTTCTAACTTTTGCGTACCGCCGATTTGTTGCCCTTGCAATGCCTGAGTATTTCCGAAGTCAGCCTCCTTATTTTGTAGTCCAAAGGTTTGAGTTCTCTGAGCTTCGCGATCGCGGAACCCAAAGTCTTGCTCACCTTGCTTGGCATTGATACCTACTTGAAACTCAGCCATGTCCTTTGCTAGCCCCTGAGCATCCTTAGCGGTGGATAGAAAATCTCCTGAAGAGGCGCTAACAGATCCGCCACTCTTTTCGCTACCACTCGAATCCGATGCCTTGCCCCACGAATCAGGGAATACGGTTGTCCCCTCAATAATAACGGGTTGCCCAGTCTCGTTAGCTTGTTTTTTCATGGTTTGAGTCCTTGCAGCTTGCGTAGCGTTTTGCTGCAAGGACTTATTAAAAGAGGCGTCATCCTGAAAAGGTGCGTAACCTGCTGTTGATGTTGTTGACATACATTTCTACTATTTCTACTTATAGTTGGTTGAACCAATTTTCTTTGAACGATTACCAGTATTGATGGCGTGAACTACCGCGATCGCCTCCACCTAAGATACTGCCCAATGCACCATACTGGGCGGCTTGAACACTAGCCCCGGCTTGGGCTGCTGCGACATCTTTTTGAGCTTGGGCTTGCGCTCTAGCGATCGCCTGAGCTGATTGGTTTTGCTGATTCTCCCTTTGCATCACGTTGGAGTTTTCTATCTGGGATTGCCTTAAAGACAAGGCGGCTTGATCCGCCCGGTCAGCAGCTCTTATTCGTTGCTCATCCCCTGCTATTCTTCTGTTATTTGCAGCGGAGGCTTCATCAACAAAAGTCTTGGTTGTGACGACCCCACTTCCGTAACCCCGGTTTTGCCCCGATGTAGGTGATAGCGCTGTGATTTGGGCTTGCAGCCTAGCTTCACTGCTCTTGCTGTTCTCTGATTGTGCTTCCGCTGCGGCTTTTGCTGAAGCCTGCGTGGTTGACATAACCCCCGCTGTACCCATCAATTCTTTAGCGGCGGCGGTACTGGCTGCTAAATTCTGCGCTGCGGCACTTGCGGCGGTTTGGAGTTCACCTTTCGGGTTTTCAGCGATCGCGGCTTTTACCGTACTTTTTAAATCTTTGATACTCGTAATAGAATCGTTCTCGGACGGTCTAGCATAAGCCATAAGTTTAATTGGTTTTTTGATTTTGATACCGGAAAAATTAGAGGTGTTTCCAATTTTTCCATAGGATTACCTCATGGGGAAAAAAAGGTTTTTGGCAGGGTAGGTAGAATTATTTTTGAACTACTTTGATTACAACTTCAATTTCAATCCTTAATTGAATCGTTTTAACAAGTTCGTTGTCACCCCCTCTTTCCACTTCCAAGGGATTTGAATTCTTTTGAAGACTGTTGGCAAGACGCGATCGCCTTGCTTTTTCGGCATAATCTAAGGCGATCGCCTCTGCATATTTTCCCTGTAATTCATCGTCCGCATAATCTCCAGGCGCGGCTTCTTTATGATTGGAATTAGTCTCGCCTATTGGCATAGGATTCCAGTAAGGAAAATCGTCACTCATCTTTTTTAAGTACTTTATAAAGGTATTTTTACACA